GGATAGAGCAACGGCCTTCTAAGCCGTCGGTCGGGGGTTCGAATCCCTCCTGGGACGCTACAGAAAAGCCTTACAGCCACAACGGTTGTAAGGCTTTTAATTTTTATTCATCGACATGTATCAAAAAATATTTAGCCCAAAATTTGCCCAAATCATTCTTTTTCTTCATCTCCAATGAAGAATTTTTCAAAATGTGAACTTGCTCGTTGATCCGTTTCTCTTAAAAGATGACCATATACATTTAAAGTTGTAGCTATGTTTGCATGACCTAACCGAGATTGAATAACTTTCGGGTGCTCGCCGGCATGAATTAATAAAGTTGCCGATGTGTGTCGTAAGTCATGGAATCGAATGCGAGATAAATCTGGATTGCGGTCCATAAAGCGCTCCCACCATTGACTAATGGAGTCCGGTCGATACGGTTTCCCGTTTTCATCAGAAAATAGAAATGTATGTTCTTTCCATTTTCTTTCATTACCTAATTGGGCTAAATGTTGTTTTTTCATGGTTACCCACCGAATCAATTCATCCATTACGTTTTTCGGAATTGTCACAACACGTTTTCTTTTACCTTTGGTTTCTTTTAAAATCAGTCCGTCTTTCGCTTGTTCAAATTCCTCTTTTTTAGCTATAACTAGTGCTTGTTCAATTAAAATACTGCTATTTTCTCCGTTTAAATGTTTTTCCTCAAGCGCAGCAATTTCGCCTTGTCTTGCGCCACTGACAATTGCTAATTCGACAATTAAGCATTTTTCAGGACTTTCTCTTTTCCTTAATCGTTCAAATAAAAGAGCAACCTCATTTTCGTTATATGCCTTTCCTTCTTCGTATTTCAATTTTGGTAACTTGATGTTTTTACATGGTGATTCATCTATTAATTCCCATTCGACAGCAGCTCTCATGATACTTGCAAATGCTTTATATATATTCCTTATTGTTGAAGGGGCGAGGGTTCCACATTCGCCATCAAGCCGTTTGTTTTTCTTTTGCAAATCACTAATAAAAAAAGCTATATCCACTTTTTTTATATCCCTTAATTTCATATCCCCGAAAATGGGCAATATTCGCTTTTCTAAATGAGTGCAATTGTCAACAAAAGTTCTCGGGCTGTAATGTTGTTTAGCATAATGTTCCTTCCATCTGGGGTAAAGTTCGTTTAATGTGATATTAGCGGTATCGCTAAAATACATTTCTTCTTTTTGTTTTAATTCAGCTTCAAATAAAATTAATTGGCGCTCGGCTTCCTTTTCACTTTTTGCCGTAACAATTTTTGTTTTTCTCAATCTCCTTTTTCCTCTATATCCTAAGTCTGCTACTAATTGATATTTATTTTTTTCTTTTAGTTTTCGAACATAACTCACGTTAACCATCCTTTCAGAATATATGTTCGGTTTGGTTTTTGCTAAAAAAACAGCCTGTTCAGTATTGAATATTAGGCCGTTCATATTGATTAGAAATGGCGTTTATAATATAATGAAGGTGGAACTGAAACCGGGCTAGACTCGGGAGTAGGTTCCTACCGGCCCCCTTTTTGGGGGCCTTTCCTATTTAACCATTAATATTCCATTTTTCTCTTTTGATATATGTGTGCATCTGATATTTTCTAATCGTTTAATGAAGTTGTGCGCTTTTTTTCTTTTCATATAAGCTGTTGGATCTAAACTCTGTTTCATAAAATAAGCATTCACATCGACTAATTGATGAATATATGAATTCATCGAATCTTTAGTATATGGATCTTCAACGATTAATGTTAAAGGGAGATTTAAATAACCATTACCAAATCGACTCGGAATTGGATTGTATCTTCTAAGTTTTCTTACTAATTGAGTTAGTTTTTTATCATCGGTTTTATCTGGAATTAATATAAAATTATCGTTATTTTCATCTTTTGATGAATTGTTTATGACTCTAAAATTATTATTATCCAATGTATTATGAATTCTTTGTATAAGATATTTCCAAGCGGTTTCAAAAACATCTCCCGTAAAAGTAGCCTTGTCTATAACAATAAACATAACTTGTATATAATCTAATGATTTTTGAAAATCTAGTGTTTTTTTACATATTTGTAATTTTATATGTTTATCTATATGATCATACTTTTTAGATGATTGAAAGAACTCGGCAGCGTGTATTTCCTCTCTCATTTTAAATTTATAACGGTCTCTTAAATTTCTTCTAAAATCGACTAAGTCATCGATGAATCTATTCCAATTCTTTTCATGAATAATCAGTGCACTTAAAATGAAGTATCTAGTTGGGCTATTAGTTACCCCTGTATCTCCACTTTCATCAACGTACACTAAATACATATATTACAATCATTCCCTCCGTTATCGAATGTTGATAGACTACAATGATTTAATTTTTATAATGGACTTCACATTTTAATCTGACTAATTCAACCGGTACTTGATATGCAGAAGCGATGTCAAAGATGTTATTGTATTCTATAAAACAATCATCGGGTATTAATAGTTCGGCCGCAAAGCGATTGGCTTCGCGTTCTATTTTGCTAACAGAGAAAAATGTATTTTCCGTCATGAATGGTGTATTAACTCTAGTGTGTAGAATAGCGTGCCCAAGCTCATGGGCACATACCACACGTTGAAAATCATCGTCTAAGTTGCAATTAATAATTATGTATCGATTCCGACGATCGTATTTATAATATCCGTTGATCTGTTCGTGTAAATCCCATTTGATGACATGGATGTTTTTCTGTGCTGCTATTTCAAATGGGTTGAAAGTTTTGTGTTTTTTTACTAATTCGTGTACTTTTTCTTTCAACCACATAAAATCACTTCTCTTTAAATAATTGAAAAGAATTTATACATTCTTTAAGCATATTGCTCAGCAGTTTTTATAATGATATCTTTATGATTGATTAAATCAATCGGTTCATTAAATTCAATTGTTGTACGTTGATTATCATTCAATTTTATATAATTTCTATTTTCATTAAAATAAACTCTTATCAACCATTTACGTATATTATCATCTATTAAAATGTTGAAATAGCTACGATTATCTCTGTAAAAAACTCTGTTAGGTGCGATTAAATCTTTTAAAATTACTTTAACAATAGAATATGTTTCTAATTCTTCTGGTGTTGTAACTATTTCATCGTCTTTATTATCTTGAGTTTCCTTTGTAGTCGATTCTTCTGGATCTGGGAGAGTAACATGAACTTTATTGTCACCACCAGTTGATTTAAGTGCAGCATTCAATTTTTCATTTACTTTTTCAGTTATTATTTGTTTTAGACCTTTTTCAATTATGGGAGTAAATTTATCGATAACATTTTTTGTTTTTAAACCTTCATATATTTGTCCTACAAGATATTTAACAAATTCTTCATCCGGTTTATCAAATTGTTTTAACAAATATTCTTTCAGAGCGTTCAAATATTTTAATTCTGAAGCAGTACTTGTTATATTATCTACATCAAAATTTTCTTTTTTAAATTTAGCTATTTCTTGTATTTGATTATCTCTAAGATTCAAAATATTAAATGTAAAAAATGGTGTAGAGTCCATTTTGTTAGGTTCTTCTAAGTCTGTATAAAATCTGTAATCAATTCCGTTGGTTAAGATACCAAATTTAGATGTTGTAGTACTGAAATATCTAAATAACTGCGAATCATGTTTATTTAGTTTCTCGTTTACACATTTGCATTCAATTAAGATGACAGGTTCTCCATTTAATAAAATGGCGTAATCAACTTTTTCTCCTTTTTTAATCCCCACATCAGCAGTATATTCAGGACAAAATTCTAATGGGTTAAAAACGTCGTATCCCAAAGTTTGAAAGAATGGCATTACTATCGCTGTTTTTGTTGCTTCTTCTGTTGTAATTGAATCTTTTAAATCATCGATACGTTTTACTAATTTTTTTAATTCTTCAATGAATTTATCCACCCAAACCCCTCCTGTGAATTTTTCTTAATCTTTACCATCATCTCTATACTTCTTTGGAACATACTTTTTATTGATTAATTGCGTTTGTTGGAAAATGTATTCCATTGATTTAATCAGTGATTCCTTTGCTTCTTCTGAAAGCGGCTCTCCATTGAATGCTAATCCATCCGAATTTTCAATTTCTTCTCGGAATTTTTGTATTCGTTTAGCGATGTCTTTTTCGGCTTTATCCGAATAAGGTTTCCTGATATCAGTTTCGCACGTTATGTAGTCAATACTAACATCATATTTCTTTGCTAATTTTTTTAAATTGCTTATAGAAATTTCGTTTCTACCTTGTTCGTAATAGCCATACGCACTCTCACTTATATTTAAAAATTTTGCAACATCAGCTTGTGTTAATTTAGCTTCTTTACGTAGCGATTTAAGCCGTTCGGGGATAGTGGACATTATTCGCACCCCTTTCTGCCATTGTTTTAATAAAATTATACAACTGTATGTTGGGTTATTGAAAATAATATATAAAAACACAACTAAAAATCTTATTTTTAAGTTGACAGACAACAAAATGTTGTGTAATATAAAAACAACAAAAAGTTGGGGGTGAATAGATGAGACGAACGAATTTAATTGAATGCCGTAAAAATAATGGTTGGCTCCAAAAAGATGTGGTGAAACAACTTTCAGAAAGATTCAACATCAATATTAGTGAAAGTTATTATGGGATGATTGAACAAGGTGTAAGAACTCCTTCGCTTCATATAGCTTTAGCTATAGCTCAATTATTTGATGCTGAACCATCAGAAATTTTTTTAGATAATAACACAACATTTTGTTGTGAAAATGGCATGGAAAACAAAACCGCATAGGAGGTAATTTCATGGATAAAGCAATCGAAAATCTTACAAACATTTTGGAAATTTCTAAAAATATTGTTGAATTTGCCAAGAAGGAGGGGTGGAGTGAAAAAGATTTTATTTCAGCTATAAATCTTCTTCACTCACAAACAAATACTTACTCATTAGATTTTTTTGTAGAGTCATCTACTTCAGAAACTGTTTTGTAAAAATGTTTGTAACAATCGATAACCAATTTAGCATCAGCAAATGAATGTGATTTGTTACCACTAACTCTTACGTTTAAATGTTCTAAATAAGCTTTAGTTAATTCTAAAGCAATTTCTTTATCAGTTAACGCCATATCAACACCTCCTTTCGCTGTCAATATTCGACAGGAAAGAGAGGAATCCTGCAAATCGTAAAAGGAGGTTTTTATATGAATGAATTACAACCAGTTGAACAAAAAATAGTTGATTTTAACGGTTCTGAATTGCTTGCTGTTAAAGCAAATGACGGAAAAATCTATGCAGCTGTTAACTGGATTTGCAAAGGCATTGGATTAACTAAAGGACAAATGCAAAACGAACGTAAGAAAATCCAAGAAGATATAGTCCTTTCTAAAGGGGAACGAAATTTGGTTCTCCCTACAAACGGCGGTATGCAAGAGGTTTTGTGTATTGAGATAGAATACCTTCCATTGTGGTTAGCGAAAATTTCGATAACACCAAAAATGCAAAAAGAAACGCCATTGACGGTCAAAAGGCTTGTTGAGTTTCAACTGAAAGCCAAAGACGTTTTAGCAGCGGCGTTTTTACAAAAACCAACAACACAAGCAGAATTAATCGCTATGATGGCCCAACAAGCAGTTGAACAAGAACGTAGATTGAATGCAGTAGAGCAAAAGCAACAAATGTTAGAAAAACAGCAAGAAAACATTAAAGAAATCGTTGCTTTAAACCCAACCGAATGGCGCAAGAAAACCACAACTATTTTGAACAAAATCGCTATAGTGCGTGGCGGATTCGGTGAATACAAAAACGTTCGTCAAGAAAGTTACGACTTATTAGAAGCTAGAGCACGTTGTAAATTAGATATTCGCTTAAATAACCGCAAGAAAGAAGCATTGGCGAACGGTATCATACCAAAATCCAAGATTGAAAAAATGTCAAAACTTGATGTTATTGCTGATGATCCACGTTTAACAGAAATTTATATCGCAATCGTGAAAGAAATGGCAATTAAATATCAAGTTGATATGGAAGGGTTGGGTGCCTAATGCTCTATATAAAAACTCAAATCTCCGAAAATGTAGAAATCAAAGTTGACCTATACGAAGATGAAATTTTTACACAATGTCCAATGTGTGCTAAAGAAATGCAAGTCGATTTTGATGAATTAAAAGATTCATTAAATCAAGGTGGAGATTTCTCCTCAACTGTATGGTACTGCGATGAGTGTTCTCCAAAAGTATCAATTAAATAAAAAAGGCTGTCGGGCAAACAGCCTTTGCAAAGGAGGGCTAGCAAATGAACCTAAGTCGATTGCTCGAGGATATTCAATCGCAAGAATACGAACTTTTCGAGAAAAGACTCACAGCAGTTATCGAGAAAGCTTATCTCCAGGGCGTTGAAGATGGCCGTGAATATATGAAATCAAAATTCGAATATCCTGAACGAATGAGAAAGGCCGATCTAGCCAAATTCTTTAACTGTTCACTGCCACAAGTGGAAAAGATTATACGCATGGATGGGTTTCCACGAGATAAAGCAGTCCAAGCTCGTTATCCAAGAGATAAAGTGTTCGAGTGGGCAGATAAGAACATTGAATATATGAACGAGCGATTAGGCATTTACATCAGTCAAGCTGAATGGCTCAGACTGATACGAGGGCAAAAAACTAGTTAGAGGCCGGGCAGAACCTCTATCTATATATTAATCTCATTTTGCTTAGATAGAAATTCAAATAATGAATAAATTCTGAAACTGAATATTCCGATTCGGAATATTCCAAGGGGGTGAATATCGTGCAAATCGCAACAGAGTATCACAAGATACTCAAACAATTCCGCAAAAAAGCAAAATTAACGCAGGAAGAAATAGCGGACAAACTCAACATGACACAATCGACGATTAGCAAAATTGAGTCCGGCCGACACATCATCGATATTCGCACATTCTTTGACTGGATTCGGGCAACTGGATGTGATGCGCAAGCGGCTTTGATGACATTCGGACCGGACGTAATTATCAACGCGTTTAATCTATTGCAGACGGTGCCGGCAGCATTTATCAATATCGGAGGTGTTTTATTGAAATGGATTTAAGAATGATTAGTTTGGAAATCGCGAAAGAGAAAGCGTGCATTGATGATCTTTTAGAAATGATCGGCATGCATACACAAGATGGGCGATTAGATTTGGCTATGGCAAGAACTATTGATTTGATTCGTTCAATTGAACGGATTCAAAAGCTCGAAAATCAACGCAGATTTTACTTAACAATACATGATTTATCAAATCGAGGAATTTTATGCGAGGTGGTCAAACGGTGCGAAGAAAATCTAAGTGGCGTAAGTTGACATTAATTCAAAAGTTGTTGCTATCAGGCAAGGTGATCAGATGAAGTGGCTCAATGATTACTTTTTTGAAGGACAAGGTACCATATCAGATTTCATTTGGTTCTTTGGCCCGTTATTATTCGGAATTATCTTAACGGTTTTCTTATATATTCACATTTATTAAAAAACCGCTAACCAAAATGGTTAACGGCAGACTAATACACACACTAATTTAATTATAACACAAATGATGATGGGTTGCGAGAACATTCTCGCTCCTATCCAGCAGTTCGCAAGCGGTTGGTTAGCCAAATCCTCCTAAAAAAATGAATGCTTGTGGGCTGCCGGATGGGATTAGCAATCTATCTACAACCGAGCCCAGCTTCGCCAAGACTCCACTCGGACGAGCGGCGGCCGCAAAGGCTCCAGTGGCCAAGACGTTGTGGATAGATTGGTGATTCTATCACCGGGAAGGATGTGAAGGAATGAAAGAAGCTAAAAGTAGCTATTGCGGTGAATGCTTGCGAGATTTTGAACCAAACGAACTTGTTTGGTATAGCTTCATCGAAAATCGTTGTTTCTGCAAAGATTGCAAGCCAAAACTCAATATCTTGGAATGGGAACTTCGAAAAGTTCCGGAAAGGAGGGATTAGCATGAGACGAGTGGATATCGAAAACCCGATGGTCATCGGCGGTGTTTATCCGGAAGATGCGGTAGGACCAATAGGAAAATGTAAAACATGCGATGCACCAATTTATGGAGGGGATGGTGGCGCAACATTTGATGACGAATTGTTTTGCAGCCCAAGCTGCCTTTGGGAGTATCTCATGGATGATAGATCTCTCGAAGAAATATAAAAAGACCACCATACAAGTGGTCTACGTTTCAAAAAATTTTGGTTACTGAAATTATAGCATAGGAGGGCAAAGATGGCTACTTTATATGAACTGAATGAAATGTACCGTAATATTCAATTTCTAATTGAAAGCGGTGAGTACACAGAGGAAGAATTAAAGTTTGCTTTAGATTCTGTAAATGGAGAAATCGCTGAAAAACTCGAAGGTTATGCAATGGTTGTGAAAAACCTTGAATCTGATATCGAAGGTTTGAAATCAGAAGAGAAGCGTTTGGCAGACCGTCGTAAATCGCTTGAAAATGGCGTTAACCGCATGAAAGAAGCAATGCAAGATACTTTGCTGCTAACAGGTGAGAAACGAATTAAAACGCAAAAATTCACAATTTCATTGCGCAAATCTACTTCTGTAGAGATAGAAAACGAAGATTTAATTCCAGAAGAATTTGTAAAAGTCACAAAAACAATCAGCAAAAGCGAATTAGCTAAACGCTTAAAAGAGGGCGAAATTCCTGGTGCCCGGTTAGTAGAAAAAGAATCATTACAAATTCGATAAGGAGGGTTTGATAATGACCGAAACAGCTTTAAAAGTGCAAAACCAAGTTGATTCTCTTTCAATTATCGATTCTATAGATTTAAACGCAATTCAAGGTACTTTATCAAAAATCAATCAATTTCAAATGGTCGTTCAAAATACATTAAAAGAAGATCATGACTATGGAATCATTCCAGGAACAAATAAACCCACTTTATTAAAACCAGGGGCAGAAAAAATCCTGATGTTGATGGGTTTAACAAGTGAGTATGAGGTTACGGAACGTGTTCAGGATTATGAAAAAGGTTTCTTTGCTTTTACTGTTCGATGCGAATTATACAAAAACGGCATCAAAATTACTGAGGGTGTCGGTCACTGCAACACAAAAGAGAAAAAGTATATCAATCAAGATCCGTTCACGTTGGCAAACACTTGTTTAAAAATGGCGAAAAAACGAGCTCAAATTGACGCAACTTTAACCGTAGCCAGCTTATCTGATGTATTCACTCAAGATATCGAGGATATGCAAGAGTATATCCAAACTGAGCAAATTGAAACAATGACGCCTGAAGATGCAGCGAAAATCAAACTCTCATTTGGAAAATACAAAGGGAAAACATTGAAAGAAATTTATAAAGCACAACCTGATTACCTCGAATGGCTCATCAGTCAAAATCGTACAGATCCGGTTATTAAAAAAGCTATTCAAATAATGTTTGATGCAGTTGAACAACAAAAAATACGTAAAGCGCAACAGCATTTACAGCAGCAATCACAGAAACAGGAATCGCAAGAACAAAAAGTGATAGAGCAACAAGAAATGCAAGAAGAATCATTACCAGAATACGAAAAAATTCCGGAAATTGATGATTCAGAGTTACCATTCTACTAATCTATGAGGGGAGAAATCCCCTCAATCATAAAGGAGGGCGGGCAAATGGGCAAAAACATCATCAGAGTTGAGAAAAACAAGGATTATACAGTTATCAATAACACTTCACTTTATGATGAACGATTAAGTTGGAAAGCTAAGGCAATACATGTATTTATGCTCTCTAAACCGGATGATTGGACTTTTTACAATGATGAAATTATGCGATGGGCGACAGACGGAAAGGATTCTTTTAACAGCGGGCTAAAAGAATTGAAAAAATATGGTTACGTGAGGAAAGAGCGTAGAAGAAATGAAAACGGAAAGTTTGATTGGGTAACAGTGGTTTACGAAGTACCTCAATTAGATGGTGATGAACCTGGTCAATCGGATGATCCTGACGAACCACAACCGGATTTACCATGCATTGAAAAACCATCAACGGAAAAACCATCGATGGAAAAACCATCGATGGAAAAACCATCGATGGAAAAACCATCGATGGAAAACCCGCAACTACTAAATACTAACAAACTAAATACTGAAGAACTAAATACTGACAAACAAACAGACGTAAGTAAGTTAGTGAGTTTGCCTTTTGCCAGATTAGTAGGATTTGTAAATAACAATATCCGGCCAGTTACACCTTTCATCAGCGAATTGCTTGGTCAAATGCTGGATGAATATAAAGATGTCGATTTAATTTTGGCAGCATTGCAAAAGTCAATTACTAAAACGGGTATTACAAATCATTTCAAATATGCAGAAGGGATTTTGAGAAATTGGAAAACTGAACTGATTACATCTTATGAGCAATTAAAAACCAAGGAGGCGAGAGAAGAAAATGCAAAGTCTGAGCGAAGCCATGGGAACGGACAAATTTCAAGAAATCATGAAAAAAATGCGACTGAAATCCCAACAGACATTGATGCAAAACTCCGAAACTTCAGCTCAATATGAATGTCCAAAGTGCAAAGATGAAGGAGGGTACATCGTTCGTAGAAAAGCAGGGGAAATTATTCTTAATTTCAAAGGTGAAGAAGTGGAGCTAAAACATGATACAGATCAATGGGTTGAGTGCGAATGCTCCAAGATTAAAAAAATCAATCGCTTAATGAAATCTAGCGAAATTACAGAAGAGTTTCAGAAAATGGGGTTCGGCAATTTTATTACTGAAAACAGACCGCAAGTCGTACAGAATATGAAAGTTGTATGTATGAAATACTATGAATCTTTCAACGCGATTAGAAGCACTCGGAAAAACAGTGTGCTGCTAATCGGTCAACCAGGAAGCGGTAAAACTCACTTATTAATGGCTATCTCAAATAATTTAATTCAAAAGCGTGTCGTGCCGGTTATGTACTTCCCATATAAAGACGGGATGAACGAAATATCCGAGAACAATTTTGAACGTAAATCAGAAATAATGCATCGGATGAAAGATATTGATGTGTTGTTTATCGACGATTTATTCAAACCAATAGGCGGGAAAGTTGACGTTAAGCAGTGGCAAGCAGAAATCATCTTTGAAGTGGTCAATTATCGATATTTGAATAATAAACCTTTATTGGTATCTAGTGAATTATCTCTAAGCGAAATGATTTACGTAGACGAAGCAACAGCATCCCGGATTTTTGAAATGGCTGAGGATTATACGGTGACGGTACCAAAAGATATGCATAACAATTATCGATTACGAAATGTTGTGGGAGGGTGAATGAAATGGCAAAAGTTTATGTCGTTACTGTGTACGATAGTGCAGAAGGCGATACAAGTACTTTGAAAGTTACAGAAAACAAAGATGAAGCTTTTGAATATGCAGCAGAATTAAACAAAGAGTGGGAGGACAAAGGCGATTATTCAGAAGCAACAGTTTCAGTTCACGAATTTGAAAGCAGATTCGAAAAAGCGCTCAAAGAAATCGAAGCCATTACTCGTGGGCTAGGCGACTTCAACCCAACATATGACAAGATTCATAAAATCGCGAGTGAGGCGTTGGGGGTGAATGAGAATGAGTGATAAGGAACTAATGCAGGAAGCGCTAAAATGGCAAGAACATATCAAAGTACTAGCAAATGAATACGCAGAAAATGAATTGTATCAAAAGAGAAGTAAAGTTTTAGATTGGTTGATTGAGCAAGCAGAGAAGGCAGAAAAGTATCGTGAAGCACTTGAAGAAATAAAAAGTCATCAAGTTGTAGGTGTGGCAAACTGGGGGATTGAATACGCTAAATTACAAAAAATCGCACACGAAGCATTGGAGGGAGAACAATGACGTTAGGTGAGATATTAAAAAAAGCACGTAGAGACCGTTCGTATCGTGAAATGGAACGAATTACAGGAATTAGTCATGTGTATTACATTACTTTAGAAAAAGGTGCAAACCCGAGAAACGGAAAGTCGCCTACTCCATCTATCGAGACATTACAAACACTTTCGAAAACATTGAATATCGATTTTGGACAATTACTTGAAAGTGTAGGGGTTCAGTTAATCAAAGAGTTACGAGAAGAAAATAAACGACTTCGTGAAGCACTAGAGTTTTATGCAGACGAAAGCATCTATTCCGCCAGAAACAAAGAACGCGCTGAAATCACTTTGGATTATGGTGAAAAAGCACGTCAAGCATTGGAGGGAACAGAATGAGTAGAGAATGGTTGGAAGATATAAAAGAAAGGTTTGTTAAATACGAGTATGACTACAACCTGAATGGCGAGGATGTTGAGTGGCTTATCCAACAAGCTGAGCGTGTTGAGGAGTTGGAAAAAGAAAGAGACGAATGGAAAAATACTGCTCAAACTTATTACATGACGAATCAAGAGTTAAGGGAGCAAAACAAACGCTATCGTGAAGCGATTAATAACATCATTGAAAAAGCAGTATACGATGCTATACAAGACGCAATCAAAGTATTGGAGGAATCAAAATGAAACCAACATACATCGGATATAGTACGCAGCCTTATGTGGTTATTATGTGGCGCTTTGAAAAATACGGTACGAAGCCGACTTATTGTTATTCAGAAACGGAATTACAAAAAGAATTAGCACGTTACAGAACGCCAGGAGACTTATATTACCAAGTTCCTCACAACGTGCATTACTTAAACAAGATGACAATTCCAGCTTAAAAAGGAGTGAGATGTATGTTAAGCCAATTCAAACGAGCTTTCTACATCGAGCAACTTAGACTTTTGGGCATCGAGCGAGTAGATGGCAAACCAGTACAGGAACTTAGTGATCGGGAACTCAAATACGCACTCACTATGGCGCGTATCAAGCGAGGTGCTTAACATGGCACAGTACAACAAACACGGGATTCGAATAGTGAGCAATGACAAGGAACGTAAGCAGATGAAGCTAGAATTGCAGAAATTGAACTTCAAAGAGTACGCGGAGTTTATCGGTTACGAAAACGGGCTAGAAGTCACGATCATCGTACCCAACCACAAAGCGTTAGTACAAGCTATGCTCCAGGACGGTTGGATATTACAAAAATATAGCAGAGGTGAGATTGCGTGAAAGAGATTAAGTTCCGTGCTTTCGTAAAACATCTTGGACAATTAGCGGATGTATTGAGCATCGACTTTTTAGACAGCGAAGTCGAAATATATCTGGTTGATTGTGACGAGATACGCAAGTATCAATTTAACGAAGTCGATCTGTTAATGGCGACAGGCGAATTCGATTCAAACGGAAAGGAAATTTATGCAGGAGATATTGTGCGGGGAAAATACGGAAAAAATGGTTTAATAAGAAATTATGAAATCAGGTGGTTAAGAGGGCGCTTTACCGCAGTGGATATAGACACGATAACTGGCAAGGAGTGTTATTACCCACTAGGACTGCTAGAGGGAGAAGTCATCGGCAACATTTATGAAAATCCTGAATTGTTGGAGGAAACTGTGTGAATCAGCTTGAGATGGATTTAGGTGTTCCTGTTGACCAAAGTAAACTTGATAAAAATCCGATGGTACGGACTTATGGATATGGCCCTAAAGACAAACTCTGCAAACATTGTAAACACTTGTTTTATCGGGAATATGCAAATAGATATTACAAGTGTGCTTTGAGAAAAAATACTAACAGTCCGAGCACGGACCATCGGGTAAATTGGAATGCTTGCGCAAAGTTTGAGAAAGGAGAATGGGTGATGACGGATTTCAATTATGAAAAAAGAATAGGCACAGACGAAGAATGGGCCGAAATAGTTAGTGATTTACTTGTTAAAAACAAACAATATGAAATTGCTATCAAAGAAGCACTAGAACTGATGGAATACGGTGGTCCTGGAACAAAGTCAAAAGTGAAATATGTATTAGAGCAAGCGTTGGATTGGAATGCTTGCGCAAAGTTTGAGAAAGGAGAATTTTAATTGATTAATAGAGTCGTATTAGTTGGCAGACTTACAAAAGATCCAGAGCTACGCTACACGACAAATGGAGTAGCGGTGACTCGTTTTACGGTTGCTGTTAATCGACCGTTTGCAAACCAAAATGGCGAAAGAGAAGCAGATTTTATCAACTGTGTAGCATGGAGAAAACAAGCTGAAAACCTCGCAAATTACATGCGGAAAGGAAGCCTCGTCGGCATCGATGGCCGCATCCAAACCGGCAGCTATGAGGACCAAGACGGCAAGAAGGTGTTTTACACCGAAGTAGTTGCGGAATCAATCCAATTCCTTGAATCAAAAAACACGCCTAATTCAGCGCAGAATCAATTTTCTAGTCAAGGTAATACAAATTATCAATCTAGTAATCAAAACGCCTACAGCGGTCAAAATCAAACGAATTACACACAAGTTGACGATGATCCGTTTGCAAGTGGAAGAGTACCGATTGAAGTATCAGAAGATTCGTTGCCGTTCTAAAAAAGGTGGTGATGGCGCAATGTATCTATACGATATCTTGCCGAATCGTTTGAAAGAAATGAAAGCCGAAGAAATTGCAAAATTATTCAATAGGTCAATATCAAGCGTTTACTACGCAATAAGGCACCAATTGATTCATCCGATATTGTTGGTTGTAGTTTTCAAAAATAAACCGACCGTACAGGAGAAAAAAACAATCCAAGAAAAACTCAACATCCCAGATGAATGTTGGGTGGAAATAAAGGGGACCAACGGAAGTTATAAACTTTCGAATTACGGTCGAGTGAAAAGAGTTTATAAAACAAAAGAACGGTTTATTTTACCAACCCTCACAACAGACGGAAGCTTAGCGGTGTTTTTAAAACTGAACGAAAAATACCGACTTTATCGAGTGAATAAGTTGGTTGCAATTCATTTTTTGAGGGAACCGAAAGCAAACGAATTCATTTGGCACAAAAATAGAATTAAAACTGACTGCTACGCTGAAAACCTACAATGGATGGACAAAAAAGAAGTAATCAGCAGAATCATAAGGAAGCAAAAAAGTAGGGAAGTGGTCGCTCTTCATCCAGAAACCAAGGTAGTACTACATGAGTTCAGGTCAGCAAGGTCGGCAAGCAAGCACTTGTATTATGATTTCAGCACCATTTGCAAGCGATGTAACGGAAAAATAAAAAACGATTCGGGTTATATATTCATGTGGAAGGACGATTATGAGCGTATATTCGGTGAAATTATTTAACAAATAACTTACAGATAAGACTTTTTGAAAGGAGGTGAAAACATGCCGACTCATTTAATTTACGAAGCTTGGAAAAACACCGGGAAAATCATTTATAACACAAAAGACTCAAAAGGAAATGAAGTGAAACGAGAAATTCATTTTGTAGATCCGAGAACTCATAAAGATATTGAGGCCCACAATGGATATTGCTACTTATGCGGCGAACAAATGGAATACGGCATGAAACTCAAGAAGATATTTTCAAACGTGTTTACCGATTGGAACGCAGGCAAGCATCGAACAGCGACACACGTTTGTGAAGCGTGCTGCTTTACAATCTTACAAAGTCCGCAGAAAAACTCGTTACGAATGTTTTCGCACGTAGCAAATAAAGACAAGCTCCACTTAACTAATCGAGTGGAGCTGCGTCAATACCTCACCGAACCGCCGAAACCGCCATTCGTTATCAATCTAGCAGTATCTCAAAAAAAGCACATCGCATTTAAGAGTGAGGTTAATTACTCAAAAGATGTATTTACGGTCATGTATGAAGAAATGCCAGTTTTAGTCAATCGTCAAGAATTTATCAAACTACTAAACTTGATTGAACATTTCTTGTATGGATTCACAAAGACCGAAATCACAACAGGACAATACAATCAAAAACGTATTTTAGATTTTGGTATAGAAGAATGGCAAGCGTTTGAAGATCGAGTGAAAGAATATCGGGGCAAACCGCTACTTGATGTTGTGATGTTTGTTGCACAAAAAATTGAAAACAAGGAGGAATTGGAATGTTTTACGGTTTCAGAACTCAAGATGAACATGCAGCAGCAGCAGCGCTCATTATCTACGCAGTCTATCGCAGTAGAAACCGAAAAAGAGGGCCACAAGGCGTTGATATGTGGGGGCAAATCGAACGATTCACCAAAGTCAGTGCAAAACGAGCAATTACAATTGGAACTTTTTTAGAAACATTTAAACGAAAAATGGCATGTGAAGCAATTAACCCGAAATGGTGTGAAAGTAATAGCAATGTGATGACAGCCATCCAAAATGAATTAGGTGAAATCATCATCGAAGGTGATGACAACAAAGGCAGACAGTTCTTGACCGAAATCCTCGAATCAGGAAAGGACCAAGAAATTTTGTACCAACTATACAAAGAAACAGCCCGTGTCATCATGCTTGTTCGTGATCGGTTGGAACGCGAAAAACCGATTGAAACTAAACTAGAAAATATTATTGAAGGGGAGATTGTCGAATGAAACATTATCGTATTGAAACTATTTATACGCTTTTGCAACCATTGAGTCATATTGGAGAAAGTGAATCAACGCAAAGCTTCTTGAACACGACAACCGTCGTCAACGGCGACAAAATCGAAGAAGTAATGGTGTATTCCGGCAACGCGCTACGTGGGATGCTCCGTGATTGTGGAGCACGCTATCTGCTCAACAAACTGCAAATTCAAGTGTCGCTCAAGGCATTCCATTTGCTATTCTCGGGCGGAAGTATTGGTGGAGCGCAAAGCATCGACATTGACCAAGCCCGTGCGATTCGGAAAGCCTTGCCGTTCGTATCGTTATTCGGCGGCGGCGTGGGAAATCAAATCCTAGACGGAAAACTCAAACAAACCTTTGCATATCCAATCTGCCGGGAAACCAACAACATTTTGCCGTCATATCTTCCAAAACCGGAGTACAGTTGGCGTCATCTTTCTAACGTGATCGAATTCAGCAGAAAAGACGACGAGAAAAACGAAACGATGCGTTCACAATATCTTGCACTCGACGGGGAAGAGCTGCTTGCGATTGAAGGAGAAAAAGGGAAAAAGAAAAAGGACGAGCCAGCGACACAAATGCGTTATAGCGTTGAGTATTTAGCTGCTGGTACAAAGTTATGGCACCGTTGGGATATTATTTGTACGGAATTAGAACTTGGTGCGTTTGTATCGGCTATACACGAATGGCAGAAACAACCTTATCTCGGTGGAATGAGCGGGAAAGGATTCGGATTAGTTGCGGCTGAAATGGACTTGATTACTGAAACCGGTCGTGAACCTTTTGCTCAAATCGGACAAGAATTTATCAAACTTGGAGCGGTAGCAGAAGAAGCGAAGAAAACATACGATGCACACTTGCAAGAAATATACGATAGTTACCTTATCGAAAATAAAGAAGAATTCACAAAGTTGTTGTCGGGTGATGTGAAGTGAAAAATTTATTAGTCACAGCAAAACTATTAGACGGACGTGTAAATTCAAACGATGGCATTTTCCACTTGGACAGTATCCTCGCGTATGCGTGGATGCTCGTCCACCATCCCGACATTTTGCAAAACCGTGATTTGCGAATGGACAATCTAATCGAACCAGATTTACCGTTAGCAAAAGATGAAAACGGACTTTGGAAAACATCACTTGGATTTTATCAACAATTCGATGAAAAAGTTGAGTATTGGCACAAGAAGATAAATGATTTTGACGCACTCCATTATGTTGATTTTAGAGGAAAAAGAGGAAAAATCGATGCACAAAAGGGAGAATATAAGGCTTACCGCATCCCACAAATCATCCGAATTATTGGCGATATTGAATTTTATTGCGTGGGAGATCCGATAGAAATCCAAAAATATTTATCGTATGTGACAAACATCGGAAAGAAGGGTTCGCAAGGCTACGGCTATGTAAAAGAGTGGTTAGTTGAAGAAGTCGAAGATGATTATAGCGACATCGGACCGTACGGTATCATGCGCCCAAAACCATTCACCGGTGAACTGCCGAACGATGGACAAGTCTACCAAATTCGAAAAGTCCGATTGAAACCGCCATATCACCTGCATACCGACAGAGTACCTTGTATTATTCCGAATGTGAGGAGGCAGCGATGAGATGAAAGAAAGTGAAAAAGAACTATACATGCTACACGCATCACTCCCAACTTATAGAGGCTGTAAACAATATATGTGGTGGATTGAGAAATATGTGAAAGGTGATGGTGGTCTTGAGTGACAAAATCTATGTTTTCCCTCATTGCAAGAAAAAAGAAAACGAGATTAGAAAAATCAAAGGGATTAGTCGTTTATTTGCTTTCCCGGTAAAACCACATTTTGAAAACGAAGGAGAACTAGTCATTTTAGATAGCGGGGCCTTTGGTTTAAGTAAACAACGGAGAAAAATATCATTCGGTTACATGAAAAAATTAAACGAATATTATTTAAAATTCGGGCAAAAAAATAATGTCATTTGCGTTGCTCCTGACGAATTCCTCAATCCAGTACAATCTATGCGAAATATGCAACTATGGCATAAATATAATTTTTATTCAAAAGTCGGCGCTGTTCTTCAATCATCAAGACAGTTCGAAGTAAATTTAGAGGAACTTAAATATCAAGTGGATTTTTATTTAGATTATACAGATATATTCCTTTTTTCAAATCCTTCATTACGTGGTGATATAGCAAAACAACTTTGTTTAGGGGAATTGTTTTATTACATCAAAGAAAAAGGCGGAAAATGGATTCATATTTTAGGTGGCGGATGGAGTTTAGAAGATATTCAAGATTGGTTTGAAATAGACGGATTCAATAGCATTGATAGTATTGCTTATTATACAACAACTGAGTTGAATGAGTTTGGTAGTTTAGATCCCATACAAAATATATATTCAATAATTAGAGTAATGGAGGAGGATGATAGATGCTAAAAATCAAATTACCAGTTGAATTTAGCGACGGCAAAGAAATGTATAACGCTGTATTGGCTATCATTCATAAAAAATCTCCAGTTTTATCAAAATTGATACATGACAAGCACGATTACAACCCGTTTAGTATAGAATTGCCGAATATCGTAAACGTATTGGGGTTAGAAATAGAACCGATTTTCAAAGAGTTAGATGGGGTTGAAATATTAAAAGAAGTCTCTCACATTGATTTATTAAATCAACAATACCAAACTCAATCGGTATTACTGCAATTCCATAACGCAACATTTAGAACACAAGGATTTGATATTCCTTTGCCGATACCAGAGAAGATACTACTTAGTTTAAAAGAAAGATGGAATCAATTATTTCCAGAAAAATTAAGCATTCCAATTCCTTTTCCGGGAGAACGAACAAAAAATCAAACAATCATCACATTTGCAAATATCCACACAGCTTATTGCATGATCGGCGACTATCATCCGTTTAGATGTTTTTACGGCAAAGTTGGGTTGAAATCTTATGGCGATGACGATTATATCCATCAATTTAACGTATTGATGCGATTCGCAGAATATGCCGGAGTTGGGCACAAACGTCCGATGGGAATGGGCGTTGTAAGGTTGCTAAAAAATTTATAGGAAGGAGATGATAACTAATGAAAGACACCATAAACAGCCCATCACACTACACGCAAGGCAAATTCGAAACAATCGAAATCATCGCAGAAATTACAAAAGGATATAACAACTCATTCGTTGGTTACTGTGTCGGAAATACAATCAAGTATTTATCAAGAGCGCCATTTAAACATGAAACGCCATTAGAGGACTTAAAGAAGGCTTATAAGTATTTGGAATTTGCTATTGAGAAATTGGAGGAACAAGAATGAACTACCAAAAACTTTTAATCATGCAAAATGATTTTGATACCCACATCATGCAGAAACAAAATTGGATACCCGTTTTAGCGAGGTGATAAAAATGGAACTATTAGGAATCAACCACAAAAGAAAGATTCTTAAAGGTCGAACAAAACATGAATTAGAGAAAGAAATTGAAAGACACGAGGGATACGGCTACAAAGTAGCAAGCGATATGAAATATTTTGAATACGACAATAAACCGTATCAGGTATTAGTTGAAAAACGTTGGTCAAAGGAGAATCGAAATGGATTTACAAAAGTTGTTTGAAATGCAAGCTGGACTCGATTTTCATATCGAGAAGGAGCATCCGAGTGGATGAGGATGAAGAAAATCGAATTATCCCAAGGTAAATTCGCGATTGTAGATGACGATG